GTCAAGTCTTGGCGGGATGCAGAGTGCATACCTCACAAGCACTGGCGCGCCATCATCGAGGCGGGCAAAGTGCACACGCCGCGCGTGCATCTGACGCCTTACGACTTCGTGCCGGATGATCTGCCATGACGGATCATGAAGGGCCGATACATCGCAGCATTCTGCACTACTTGCGGCTGCGGTTTCCCCGCGCGCTGATTTTCCACCCGGCGAATGAGTTGGCCTTGCGCGGCGATCCGAAGTTCAAGGCCATCGCGCAGAACAAGGCAAAGGCGTTGGGCATGCTACCCGGCGCGCCCGACATCTGCATGCTGCATGACGGCCTGTTCTATGGCTTCGAGGTCAAGGCCGCGAAGGGCCGGGCTTCGGAGCATCAAACACTCGTCGGCTTGGCGATCCGCGAGAATGGCGGGCGCTGGGCTTTGGTGCGGTCTATTGCGGATGTGCAAGCCGCTTTGGAAAAGGAAGGTGATCTATGAGTGAGGCCGCGAAATGATTGACCCTAGGCTTGTCAGCATTTGGACCGACGACGATCTGCGCGCGGAGATCAAACGGCAGAACGATATAGCCCGCCGCCACGACGAAAAAGCAAACGCGGCGAGGATTGAAGTGCGAGAAATAGCCGCGCAGTTGTCAATGCGGCACCCGAACGCAACCGGGGCCAAGCGATGACCGCCCTGCGTCGCTTCATCGCGGAATACACGCACCCCGGCATTCGGGCATGGCGCAAGCGGACGGCCCAGCTACGCGCGCTCCGGGGCAAGCCTGGGGCGCACACGCGCAAGCTGCTGGCCGAGCAACAGCGGTTTGTGCTGACGGCGCTGCGGCGTGGTAGTTGAGCGGGGAAGCCCGTGCGCGCCTCAACCCGCTCACGGCGGAGAGGGGCCGCCGATGCGGGGATGGTAGCACTAGACCATGAAATAGGAAAGTCAAAACCCCCGGCCAATTTAATGACCGGGGGTTGACTTTTTGGCTTGCGAGGCCGACAGTGCAGGCGATGAAACCGCTAGGTAATTGGTAGCACGCTGGCGAGCGCGCGTCAATGCCTAGCCCAATCTAGGGCAGATATGACCACATTCAGTCAATCAAGCGAGGCAGCATTCCGGCGGCTTGTTCGGGACGCTATCCGTAATGGGCCTTTCACCAAGGCAGAGCGCGACGTGACGTTGGCCGTCATTAACCATTGGTTTCATTACAGGAATGGGCCAAAGAAATTCATTCACCCAAGCCGGGCGATGCTGGCGAAGAAGGCGCAATGCTCCATTGCAACCGTCAAGCGCTGCCTCGCAATGTTACGGGCGTCGTGGGTTCTGCGGCCATTGTCAGGACTTCGTGCCGGGCAAGGCATGGCGGTTCGATACAGGGTCAATCTAGGAGCTATTTTTAGCCTATGCGGATGCGACTGGTCAGACGAGTTTCTGCGCGGCGTTAGTGGGTCAAATGACCCGTTAAAAATGGCCGGAATGTCCCGACAAACCCGGGTCAAAATGACCCACTGTCTTAAGAACGTCGAGGGGTGCGAAAGTCTGAACGTCAAACCCGACATTTCATCGCCGAGCGAAACCGATGAATGACATGTTCCGCACCGAAGAAAGAGCCCTTTCCAACAAGAAGAAACTCAGGCCACATCAGGCCAAGGCTATCGACATGATCCGATCACTTCTTGGACAGGGTCTTCGTCGGGTTGTGTGTCAGGGGCCGTGCGGGTTTGGAAAGACCCTAGTGGCGTCCAAGATTATCGAAATGGCACTGGCAAAGGGCAACCGGGTCATCTTCACCGCGCCCGCGATCAGCCTGATTGACCAGACCGTCGAGGCATTCGAGGCGGAAGGCATCACCGGGATCGGCGTGATGCAGGCCAAGCACCCGCGCACAGACGCAATGGCCAGGGTGCAGATTGCATCGGTGCAGACGCTGGCGCGCCGGGACATACCGCAGGCCGCGTTGATGGTGATAGATGAATGTCATTTGCGCGCCAAGATCGTTGAGCAACTCATGGACACGCGACCAGACGTGTTTTTCATCGGCCTTAGCGCGACCCCGTGGGCGACCGGCATGGGTCTGCGGTGGCAGGGTTTGGCGATCCCGATCACGATGCAGGAATTGATAGATCAGGGCTTCTTGTCGAAATTCACCGCCTACGCGCCGGATGTGCCCGACCTGAAAGGGGTGCGGACAATCGGCGGGGACTATGCCGAAGATCAACTAGCGCAGGTTATGGGCGACGCCAAGCTGGTCGGCAGCGTGGTCGAGACGTGGCTGGCGCAAGGGGAGAACAGGCCAACACTTTGCTTCGCCGTCAACCGGGCGCACGCGGCACTGTTGCAGGCGCAATTCGAGCGGGCTGGGGTGGCGTCTGGGTATGTGGATGCAAACACCGATCTGGTCGAGCGGCGGCTGATCAACCGGCGATTTCGGGCCGGGGATATCAAGGTGATTTGCTCGGTCAGGACCATGACGACAGGGGTGGATTTGCCGGTATCGTGCATCATCGATGCTGCTCCGACGAAATCTCGAATCCTTCACATTCAAAAATTAGGGAGGGGATTGAGGGTAAATCCGGGCAGCGAAGACCTGAAAATTCTCGATCACGCGGGCAATTCTCTGCGGCTTGGGCTGGTGACTGACATACACCAAGAAACGCTCAACGCCACGCCGCCGGGCAAAAAGCGGCCAGAGGAACGCACGGCGAAGCTGCCAAGCCCCTGCGTGGTCTGCGGTGTGGTGCATACCGGGCTGATCTGCCCCGGCTGCGGGCGTGAGCGCAAGGCGGTGTCGCGGGTGGAAAGCGCGGCGGGGCAACTGGTGGAAATCACCGGCAAGGCGAAAGCCCCGACGATGGCCGAGAAGCAGCAATGGTATTCGATGCTGTTGACCGTGCGGCGCGACAGGGGCCGGTCAAGTGGATGGCTGGCACATACTTACCGCGAGCGTTTTGGTGTATGGCCTCGGGGTATGGATGATGTGATGCTGCCACCATCAGCGGATGTTTGGAATTACGTTAAATCGAAAGATATCAGGTTTGCGAAACGGAGGGACACAGATGTATCATACCAAAACCACAGCGGCGGCTGAGGGCCGGTGGAAAGGAATTTTGTTGACGCTTGGGGTGCCAGCCGCAAGCCTTACAGGCAAGCACGGCCCGTGCCCATTTTGCGGGGGTTCCGACCGCTTCAGATTTGACAACCGCGACGGAATGGGCACCTACATTTGCGGCCAGTGCGGCGCGGGTGCAGGGCCGGAGTTTGTCATGAAATTCACCGGCAAGAGCTTCGCCGAGGCAATGGCAGATGTGGACCGGATCATTGGTAACGAAAAATTTGAGCCTGACGCGGTGCGGCCTGCGATGACCGATGCCGACCGAATGGCGGCGTTGCGCGAGGTGGCAAAGCAGACGGTCAAGGTAACGCCTGGCGATCTGGTGGACAAGTATTTGACCGCTCGCGGGGTCGGGGAAAAGGTCTACCCAAAGACGCTTCGCTTCGCGGCTGCGCTGCGTGATGGGGAGGGTGGCGTGCGTCCCGCAATGGTGGCGACGGTGCAGGGGCCAGACGGGGCCAATGCGTCGCTGCACCGGACATTCCTGCGGGGCGACGGGCTGGCAAAGGCCGAAATGCAGGCGCCGCGCAAGCTGATGCCGGGGCCGCTGCCAGAGGGCGCCTGCGTGCGCTTGTCGGAGTTTGCGGGCGGTGCGTTGGGTATCGCCGAGGGTATCGAGACGGCGCTTAGCGCCAGCGCCAAATTCAACGTGCCGGTGTGGTCGGCGATCAACTCGACGATGTTGGCAAAGTGGATACCGCCGGACGGGTGCGAAGAAGTCGCGATTTTCGGGGACCACGACCCGGCCTATGGTGGGCAGGCAGCGGCCTATGCGTTGGCGCACCGGCTGGCTGTCAAGGGGTTGAAGGTCACGGTGCATATTCCGCCTGTTCCGGGGACAGACTGGAATGACTGATCCGTGGTGCCGCAAGGTGGTGATCGGCGATTGCACGCTCTACGAGGGTGATTGCCTCGAGGTGATGCGGGGCGTGTTTCGCAGGCTTGCCAGCCCCCGCTCGGGGTGGTAAAAGGGGGCGTGCAGTAGAGCGCCTTGAGCGCCGCACACAGACCGCCTTGAGCGGCACGATCCGGGCCGGTGCCCTCTCGCTGGCCCGGATCAGCCAAGCGGCAATATCGAAGATCAGCCAAGACCCGCCGTGATCCACAGCATCGCGAGCAGCAGCACGCCGAGCGCCACCGCGCCGATAGCATCGCGGATCATGACGCATCCCCCGGCCAGCCATCCGGCCTGTAGCCCGCCAGATAGGCCTCTAGCAGCCGCTCGGCCCGCGCTGGTAGGGGGCGAGACTTCGCAGCCGTGTCGGGCATCTCGCAGCGCTGCATGTCGTGGGCGCTGCCAATCTCAAGCCACGCGGCCAGATCGGCGCGGGACAGGCCCAGCGCCTCACGGGCGGCGCGGATTTCAGAGGGGGTCATTCCTCACCTCCGATACGCGCAAGGCCAGTAAGCCCACCAGCCTTGATCCACGCGGCAACCTTTTCTTCGCTGCCCCAACAGTTTCTTGGCGCCTCGTTGTGGAGCCAGCGCACCCATTCCAGCATGGCGGCGGTGTTGCCATCGTCGGCGCGCTGGAATGCCCGCACCAAGTTGTTGCTCAGCACGGCGGTCAGAAAGCTGCCGCCCTTGATGCCACGTTCTACGTAAAGCTGTGCGGCATTGCGCATGTAATAGGGCAGGCTGGTGTATGCGGTCATTTCGTGTTCCTCTCGCGGTGGGTTGGCTCTCAGGATGCCCGCCCGCACGGGGCGGGGCACCAGCGGGTCACTTCCAAGTGCACTCGATGGCTACTGTCGTCGCGACCCATCCATCGTCGCGGATCGAAAATTCTCCAGGATATTCCAGCCTCACCTCGTCGCCAAGCTTGTAGGCAAGGTGCGTGTCGTAATGCACGGTGTCACTGTCGGTCTTTTTGCACCACTCGTCGGAGGTCGTGGTCCTGCCGGTGTCGTGCGCATCGGGATACCACTCGCCGCTTTCAGGGTCTGCGGCGACGGCAAAGATTTTCAGGGTGTCGCGGGGGGGTGTCATGCGGGTCATCTCGTGTTCCTCTCTCTCTCGGGCTTCATTGCCCTTGCACTCAATATAGGGGCAAATGCCCCTAGGTGCAAGAGAAAAACACGCGGGTTGCAAAAAATATCGCAGGGTGTATTTTGGTCCAAATCTCAGGAGATGCATGTGGGCACGATCAATTTCACAGTCGGCAGGCCAGGGCGAACGTCTCGCCACGTCGGCGCAGGGGCGGTCATGGGCAAGGTCAGCAGCAGCGGTGCATACACCACCAGCACCAGCGCTACCAATATCGAGGATGGTGCCGGGGACATATCAATTCGACCCGGCGAATACTTCGAGGGCACGGCATCCGAGGACATGTGGATTACCCCATATGGCACAGCCGCAGTCGGCACCGGCGTATTTTTCCCGGCGAACACAACGGCGTGGCTGGAGTATGACCCCGACTTCAGCGCAGGCGTAAAGGCCGCGGCCTTCGTCTCAGCAATCGACGTGGCATAAGATGGCCGCAGTAGGCAGACCATCCATATACACGCAGGCCATGGCGGATGTGATGTTCGAGCGACTCGCAAGCGGCGAAAGCCTGCGCAAGATTTGCCGCAGCAAAGGCATGCCAAACCGCAGTACTGTCATGAGGTGGCTGGATGACCGCGCAGATTTCGCAGCCAAGTATGAGCGCGCGCGCGATATAGGCCTGGACGAGCGCGCCGACAAGCTGGAGCAGGACATTGCCGCCGAAAAAGATCCGCAGCGCGCGCGTTTGGTGCTGGATTATGGCAAGTGGTATTTGTCCAAGCTGGCGCCGAAACGCTATGGAGATCGGCTGGAGCTGGCGGGCGAGGTCAAGCGGGGACTTGACGAGGGTGAGTTAGATGCTGCAATTGCCGCAAAATTGGCAGCAATGGGCGACCAGTGACAAGGCCGAGCTGCTGGCGCTCCTGGAGGCCCGCGAGCGTGCCATTGCTACCAATCGGCTGCGGCATTTTGCACCATATCCCAAGCAGGTTGAGTTTTACGCGGCGGGGGCTGTGCATCGAGAGCGTCTCCTCCAGGCGGCTAACCAGGTTGGAAAATCATATGCAGGGGCAATGGAAGTCGCAGCCCACGCCACTGGCCGGTATCCCGATTGGTGGCCGGGGCACCGGTTTAACAGACCGATTAATATCTGGTCCGGGTCTGATACGGGCGAAACCACGCGTGACACGGTGCAAACCAACCTGCTTGGCCCGCCATCGGATCGGGACGCATGGGGCACGGCAGCGATACCCGCCGCTGCGATCATCGAAAGCCGGATGCGGCAGGGCGTTGCGGACGCCGTTGATACTTTGGTAGTGCGGCATGTGTCTGGCGGGAAAAGCACAATCGGCTTCAAATCATACGATCAGGGGCGGCAGAAATGGCAGGGGGCCAAGCGCGATCTGATCTGGCTCGACGAGGAGTGCCCAATGGATATTTACAAAGAGGCTCTGACGCGCACCAACGCGGTGCCTGACGGTCGCCTGATGATGACGTTTACACCTCTTAATGGCGTCTCGGACGTGGTACTGCTGTTTCAGGACGGGGATTTCGGAGAATGAGCACGCGAATACAACCGCAGGTAGTCGCAAGTGTCGAGATTCGCCGGGCGGAGACCGAAATTGCGGAACGTGGCACACGCATAGGTGGAGCTAAGCCCAAGTGAGCCGCCATATCACCCGCATGACGATTGACGACGCGGCCCATTTCACGGCGGAAAAGCGGGCGCAGATCATCGCCAGCTATGCGCCGCACGAGGTCGAGGCGCGCACCAAGGGCATTCCGGTGCTGGGGTCCGGGCGGATTTACCCGGTGACCGAGGAAAGCCTGAGCGTCAAGGCATTCGCGGTGCCGGATCATTGGGCGCTGATTGGCGGGCTTGACTTCGGCTGGGATCACCCGACTGCGGCGGTTGAATTGGCGTGGGATCGTGACGCGGATATTGTCTATGTCGGGGCGTGCTACAAGCGGTCAAAGGCCACGCCGCTGGAGCATGCCGCAGCGCTGCGACCGTGGGGCAGGTTTACGTGGGCATGGCCGCATGACGGGCTGCACCAGCAAAAGGACGGAGGCAAAACTTTCCGCGATCAATACGACGAGGCCGGGCTGAATATGTGCGCCACGCACGCCATGCACCCAGATGGTGGGTATGGTGTTGAGGCGGGGATTTCCGAAATACTGACGCGGATGCAAACCGGGCGGTTCAAGGTTTTCGGGCATCTGGAGGAATGGTGGGCAGAATTTCGGCTTTACCATCGTCGCGAAGGTAAGATATTCAAAGAGCGAGACGACTTGATGGACGCCACGCGCTGTGCTGTCATGATGTTGCGGCACGCCGTTGACACCGCCGCAATGGATGGTGACTGGCGCGACGAACACGGGTATGGTCGCAATGAAACTACGGGGTATTGATATGGACGGCAATCAGGGCATCGAGCAAGACGGCGCGCAGGAGCCCGTGTCAATTGAGGGCACGATGCAGCGGATGGCTGCGATTGCGTCATCAATCAACCTCGCGCCGCAAATTGATGATGCGACCCTGACGAAATGGGGCGAGGACGTTACCAAGCATTTCGACATTGATTTGGAGTCGATGACGGAGTGGTCGGACCGCATGGAGAGGGCGATTAACCTGGCACTGCTGGTCAAAAGCAGCAAGGATTACCCGTGGACCAATTCGAGCAACGCGGTGTTCCCGCTGATCACATCGGCGGCGCTGCAATACAACGCGAGGGCGTATCCGGCGATTGTGCCGCCAACCGATGTGGTCAAGGCGTCGGTGCAGGGCAAAGACCCGCAGGGCATCAAGGCGGCTCGGGCCAGCCGGGTGGCGCGGTTCGAGACGTGGCAACTGACCGGCGAGACCGACGAATGGGAGCGCGGCACTGACCAGATGTTGATGCTGCTGCCGATCATCGGCGACGTGTTCCGAAAGACGTGGTTCGATCCGGCGCAGGGCAAGTTGCGGCACCGGCTGCGGTTGCCGGGTCGGCATATCGTGATCAACAACAATGCGCCGTCGCTGGAGGGGGCACCGCGCATTTCGGACCAGATCGAACTTTATCCGGAAGAAACCGTGCGAAAGATTGCCAGCGGGGAGTTTCTGGAGTTCGAGAAAAAGACCGACGAGGATGACGAAAGCCCATCGGAATTTATCGAACAGCATTTGCGCTATGATCTGGACGGCGACGGCTACCCGGAACCGTATGTCTGCACTGTGCACAAGGAAAGCCGCAAGGTGGTGCGGGTGGTGGCCGGGTTCGACCCAGAGGACGTGCGCGTTACCGAAGATGGGCGCGTGGCGTCGATAGAGCGGGTGGCGGTGTTCACGCATTACCAACTGATGCCGTCGATGGATGGCGGTTTCTTCGGCACAGGCTTGGGGCTGTTGCTCGGGGATATATCGGACATGGTGAACAGCACGATCAACATGATCAACGACGCGGGGCACATGCAGAGTCTTGGCGGCGGGTTTATCGGCGCGAAAGACTTCCGCATCAAGGGCGGTGTTCAGGTGCGCAGGCCTGGCGAATACAAGTTGATGAATGTCTATGGGGACGATATTCGCAAGGGGATCGTGGACGTGCAGCACCCCGGCCCAAGCCCGGTGCTGTTTCAGATGCTCGGCATGCTGATCAATGCGGCGCGCGAGATTGCCAGCGTGAATGACGTTATGACCGGGGACGCGGGGCGGCAGAACATGCCGGTCGGCACTGTGATGGCGCTGATCGAACAAGGGATGATGGTCTTTTCGGCCAGCTACAAGCGTATTTACATGTCGCTGAAGTCGGAATTTCGGCTGATCACGCGGCTCAATCGCAGGCACGTCACGCCAGAGCAGTACAACGAATTTCTAGACGAGGACGACGTTGACGAGCAGGGCCAGCCGGTTCCGGTGGTGCACGATCCTGCGCAGGACTTTGACCTTTCCAACATGGATATTCTGCCAGTTGCCGATCCTAAGTCGGTAACTTCGATGCAGACCATGGCGCGGGCGCAGTTTTTGCTCGAGCTTGCAGAAAAGGGCATGATCGACAAGGCTGAGGCTATGACGCGAATTCTTGACGCGGCATCAATCGCGGATATCGAGAAGTTGATGCCGAAGCCTGACCCGGTGCAACAGATGATGCTCGGCGCGCAGCAGGAAATGCTTGTGCTTGATATACGGCTCAAGGAGGCCGAGATTGATCAGGTCATCGCCACGACGCAGGCCAAGATGGCGCAGGCGGTAAAAGACCTGGCGACGGCGGATGCAGAGGAAACATTGGCGCCAATGCGGGCGCGGATTGAGCAGATGAAAGCAGCGCGGGAGATGATCAGTGCAAGGGCAGTTGAAATTCAGCGAGGAATCGTTGGCGGAATGGCGGGAGCACCCGGTAACGGCGGCGGTGCTGGCAATCCTGGCGCGGGGGGCGGCATCCAACAAGGCGCTCTTGCTTGATGCGATGTGGGAAAGCAGCGTCGTTGATCTGGAGCGGCTGGGCCGCGCGAAGGCACAAGCGGAACTGATCGAAGACATGATGACGGCAACGGCGGAGGATTGGAATGAATGGAGTGAGCATTTTGAACGGTAGCGGGATCAGGCCGAATCACTACAACGTGCTGGTGATGCCAAAACAGGTCGAGGAAAAGACCGCAGGGGGGTTGTTTATCCCTGAGGCGACAAAGACCAAAGAAGAATTCGGGCGGATCGAGGGGCGGCTTGTCGCTGCCTCGCCGATGGCATTCCGCTGGGATGACTGGCCCGAGGATCGGGGCGACGAAAAGCCCAAGGTCGGCGATTGGGTAGTGTTCGCAAAATACAACGCGACCGAACTCACCGGCAAGGACGGGCTGAAATACTGGCTAATGAAGGATGAGTCCATAATCGGAGTGATGATCGAATGACAGACGAAGCGCAGGAAGTTGTGACGGAACAGGTCACGGAAAAGGAATGGTCCGAGGCAGAGGAAGCCGAGGCGAAAGATTTTGGCTGGAAGGCCCCGGAGGAATGGGTTGGCGAGGTGCCCACGGGATACATCGCGGACCCGAGGCGGTATTTGGAGCGGGCCGAGGGATTTGCGCCGTTTCGCAAGCTCAAGGAAAAGCTGACCGAGAGCGAAAAGGCGTTCGAGGTGCGGCTGCACAAGATCGAAAAGGTGGCCGAAACAGCAATGGAGCGGCAAAAGGCGCAAATGGAGGCGGAACACAAGCGTCAGCTTGCCGAAGTTCGCACCGCGCAACGCGCTGCCGCTGAGGTTGGCGATACGGCTGAGTTTGACCGGCTGGAAAGGAAGCGGGAAGAGCTGGCTGCTGCGCCGACTGAACCGACAACAGCGCCAGCCGCACAGCAGAAAGCGCTGTGGGATCAGGCGATGGCTGAATGGATGCCGCAGAATGCGTGGTGGCATACCGATAAGATAATGCATAACGGCGCCATTGCCCTGAACGAGGAGGCCAGCCTGAAGGGTATTACAGAACCGAAGGCGGCATTGGCATATGTGGACGCCCGAATGCGAGAGGAATTTCCGCATAAGTTTGCGCCGAAGCAGCCACAACGGCAGACGCAGGTTAGCGATGGTCTGATGCTTGGCGGTGGGAAAAAGGCAGGCTTTGATAGCCTGCCGCAGGAAGCCAAATCGGCGTTCAAGCGGTTTTGGGATCGCGGGAGTTTCGAAGGACTGACCGAAGCAAAAGCAAAGGAGGCCTATTACAATGAATACCAGGAAAGTTGAGAGACGCCGTCAGAGAAATGCGCCGGAACTCACCGCGCGCCGAATGGGCGTGGTGCGCTCAAAGCTCGATTTCACGAAATTTGCGTATCGGTGGTTGAACAACACCGGTGATCGGGTGTATGCATTCACGAAAGAAGATGATTGGGACTTTGTGTCGAAAGAAGGCGGGGCGCTAAAAGATGGCGCCGATCTTGGAGACGCAACGTCCTATGTGGTCGGCACGGCGCCAGATGGAAGTGCGCTGAGGGCCTATCTGGTCCGCAAACCACTCCAGTTTTATGAAGATGACCAGGCAGAGAAGGTAGCCGAACTTGACCGCCAGCTTGAGCAAATCAGGCTCGGCAACGACAAGTCAGGCGCCCGCTTAGTGGACTATGTGCCCGGTGGCGGAATTAACGTCGCGCGCTGAGCCTGAAACAAGGAGCCTTGGCTATGGCCAACAATGACACGCCCTTCGGCTTGAAGCCGCTGCGGCATCGCAACGGAGCGGCCTATAATGGCTCGTTCAATTGCTACTATGCGCCTTCGACCTATGGCACGGCGCTTTTCATCGGCGATCCGGTCGTTAAAACCGGGACGGCAAACACGGCGGAGGTTACGGCGTCTGGCGCTGGAACTTTTGACATCGGCACCTTGCCGGAGATCAACAAGGCCACGGCTGGCGATGGCAACGCGATTACCGGCGTTGTGGTCGGCTTTGCTCCTGACCCTGACAATCTGAGCGCGGTCTATGGCGCGGCTTCGACGGCGCGCGTGGTCTATGTCGCGGATGACCCCGATCTGGTGTTTGAAATCCAGGCAGACGGCGCCATTGCGGCAACGTCGGTCGGTTTGAACGCGGTGCTGATTTACACGCATTTGGGCAGCACCACGACCGGGCTTTCGGGCGCGGAACTGGACACGACTTCGGATGTTCCGGAGGCGAATGCGTCGAACCAACTGACCATCCAGCGCATTGTGAACCGGGCCGGTAATGAGCCGAACCTGATCCACAACAAAGTTGAGGTCAAGATCAACAACCATACTGAAGCCCACGCGGCTTTGGGCATTTGAGGAGCATAGAACATGGCTATCAATACTGGCTCCCATCCGAAGCACCTCTGGCCCGGTATAAAGACGTTCTCCGGGCTGGACTACGCCAAGATACAGAAAGCCTGGAAACAGGTTTTTGACGACGACACGTCCAACAAGGCGTGGGAAGAATACGTCGAGGACAACGGCATCACGCTTCTGCCTACCAAGCCGGAAGGTTCCAGCGTTTCCTACTTCGCGACCAAGCAGGGCTACGTTACCCGGCTGACCAACACGACCTACGCTGGCGGTGTAAAGATCACCCAAGAGGCAATCGAGGATGATCAATATGAATCCGCCGCAATGCGATGCGTGAAGGCGCTATCCTTTGCGATGTTCCAGACGGAGGAGACTGTTCACGCAAACGTTCTCAACCGCGCATTCACGGCAGCTTATGCCGGGGGCGACGGGAAGGAATTGCTGGCGACGGATCACCCGACTGCCGACGGCACGCAGAGCAACGAGTTGGCTGTTGCTGCTGACCTCTCGGAAGCATCCCTTGAAGACATTCTGACACAGGCGAGCAATGCCACAGACAGCGTTGGGAACCGTGTCAGGATTCTGGGTCAGAAGTTGATCATCCCCACTGCGTTGCAATGGGAGGCAACCCGCATTCTGTCGAGCGTGAACCAGTCTGGAACTGCAAACAACGACATCAACGCGCTGCGAGCCACGGGCATGCTGCCCGGCGGTATTGTGACGTGGGCATTTCTTGATGATCCCGATGCGTGGTTTGTCAAGACCGATGTATCGGACGGACTGATTCACCTCACCCGGCGCGGTTACAGCGTCGATCAGGACAACGACTTCGACACGTCGAATGCTTGCATCAAGGCGTCCGCACGATGGGCACAGGGGTGGCATGACTTCCGTGGCCTTTATGGTAGCGCTGGCGCCTGATACCAACGGGGCGGGCTGTAGTGGCCCGCCCTTCCCATCATGCGGTGAGGCTTTCGCCTTGGCTGGCCCGGCTGCCGCGCAACCACAGGAGCAACGACAATGACGCTTACCAATTTCCCGAACGGGATTTCGAGCTTCGGCATTCCCCAAATTGGCGGCATGCCTTTCGGTGGCAACAGCAAGGTCTGGTTTGTCAATCCGCGCACGGGCTCGGACGGCAATCGCGGGGATAGCCCGTCGCGGGCCGTCAAGACCTTGGCCAAGGCGCAAAGCCTGGCAACGGCGGATCGCAACGAAGTTGTGTTCATGATTGCTGAGGGGAACTCAGCGGCAGACACTACGGATTACCAGTCGGCGGCGCTTGATTGGGCCAAGGACGGCGTTCACCTGGTCGGCGTCAACGCGGGCGGCAATGTTGGCATGCGGTCGCGGATCGCGCAGCTTTCGACTGCAACCAATGTGGACAACCTGCTCACGGTATCGGCCAACAACTGCCTGATTGCCAATATTCACGTGTTCCATGGGGTTGCGGACGCGACGTCCAAGGTTGCGGTGAGCGTGACCGGTGATCATAACCACTTCGTCAATTGCCATTTCGCGGGCATTGGTCATGCGGACATGGACAGCGCCGACAACTGTTCCTTGGCGGTCACGGGCGGGTCGGAAAACTTGTTTGAAGGCTGCACCATCGGCCTTGATACCATCGCGCGCGGCACGGCGGCAAACTCGGAGCTTCGGCTTGAAACCGGGGCAACTCGCAACACGTTCCGCAACTGCATCTTCCCGACCTATGCCGAAGCTGCGGGCCATCAGTTTCTGATTGTCCCGACCAATGGCCTTGACCGGTGGACGCTGTTCGAAAACTGCGCGTTCATTAATATGCCGACCGGAACCGCCAGCGGCACCACGATGACGGAAGCGTTTGACGTGACCGGCGGTGGTTCGCCGGATGGTCTGATCCTGCTGCGCAACTGCACGCTGGTTGGCGCTACGGATTGGGAGGCCAACACGGAAAGCGCCAAGGTCTATATCGACGGCGGTGCGCCGACCAACAACACTTCCGGCTTGGCGGTTCTGATCGAGGCCACCTGATAACCGGGGGGCGGGGCAACCCGCCCTCTCCACATTTGGGGTCTGCCCATCGTGAGGTTCTTCATGGCTAAGGTTACACATTACGAGCATGGAACGTATAACGCAATATGTGACCGCTGCGGCACGGACTACAAGGCCCGGCAACTCAAGCTTGAGTGGACCGGGCTTCGGGTTTGTCATGGCCCCGGCACAAATGACTGCTGGGAAGAGCGGCACCCGCAAGACCTGCTGCGCGGCAAGAAGGACGATCAGGCGCCGCCATGGACAAGGCCGCGCGGTGAAGAAATAGAGCTCGAGGTTGGCGACGTAACGCCGGAGGATTTGTAATGTCGGAAACGGTTCGCGATCTGATAACCGACGCGCTGCTTGATCTTGAGGCTGCGACTATGGGGCAGGCGGTTGGTGCCACAGAGGCGGAACACGGGCGCCGGGCATTGCAGCGGATGCTCAAGGCGTGGCAACTGGAACACGGGACGCCATTTCATCTGGTCGCCGAGCAAACCGTAACGGCATCAACCACGGGGGCATACACCCTGTTTCCGGTGCGACCGCTTCGCATCTTGTCGGCGCGCGTGGTGACGGGCGGAGTGGAAATCCCGATGATCGAATTGACGCGGGACGAATACGACAGCCTGCCGAACAAGGCCGCGACCGGGATTCCGACGCAATTCTATTACGACAAGCAGAAGGTGCTTGCAGTGTTCCGCGTTTGGCCGCTGTTTTCGTCGGTATCGTCGGAAACATTCAAGATTACCTATGAGCGCGAGACCGATGACATTGCCAGCATTGATGACATAATTGACGTGCCTCCGGAGTGGTATGATGCAGTGGTGAAAAACCTCGCGTCACGGCTTCGGCATGCTTATGGCAAGGGGAAGCGCAAGGCCGATATCGTGGCTGAGGCGTATCGGGCATTGAACGACGCGCTTGGCTCCGGGGTGGACGGACAATCGGTTTATTGGGGGTATGAATGACCCGCGTCACGTTCGTTGCGCAGTCTTCGCGCGATGACTCCAACATCGCGGCATCGTCAGAGCGGCTTGTCAATTGCTATGCCGAGGCCGCGCCGGGTGGCGCCAGAACGCGCCTGACCATTCGGTCGGTGCCTGGCGAAACTACGCTTGCCGATCTTGCGACCGGTCTGTTGAGGGCCGCCGAAAAGGTTTCGGATACGATTTATGCCATCGCCGCTGGAAACCTGTTTTCAGTCACTGAGGACGGAACCGTTACAAACCTCGGATCGGTTGGAGAGGCGCTGGAAACGTCGATCACGGCGATTGGAGATGACGCCGCGATTGCCGCCAATGGAACCTATTACGTCTATGACGGGACCTTGGCGGCGGTGGCAGGCGGATTGCTGACCGACTGCGGTTCTGTCACGGCGATTGATCAGTATGTGGTGATTACCGAGCGCGGCGGGCAAAGGTTCGAGTGGCTGACCCAAGGCGATCCACAAACCCGCAATGCGCTTTACTTTCAGGACGCGGACGCCAGAAACGACAATCTGCTGCGGGGCATCGCTGACGGCGGCTATCTGGTGCTGTTCGGCGAGGAGAGCATCGAACTTTGGTATAATACCGGGCAGGCTGCGGAACTGGCCTTTGCGCGTTTGGCCGGTGGGGTGATCGACCTTGGCCTGAAATCCTACAATCTGGTGGTCAAACACCCGGGCGGGATATTCTTCGTCGGCGATGATGGCATGGCTTACAACATGACCGGGGGGCAGTTGGGGCCGGTTGCAACCCCGGCGGTGCTGACCTCGATTGCAGGTAACGAGGCGACGGCGTGTTTTTACTATGAGATACGCGGGCACAAGTTTCTGTGCATCCGGTTCAGCGACCGCCCGGCGTGGTGCTATGACCTTACCACGCAATTGTGGCATGAGCGGGCAAGCGGCGATAGAACGTGGGAAACGGTCGCGGTGGCGCACAATTGGGGCAAGTTTTACGCCTTCAATGAAGGTGGCCCGGTTTACGAAATGACGGGCTACACCGATGTTGAGCAAGCGCTGTCGCGGATACAGATTGGCCGCACGATATATAATGACGGCGATCAGTTTTCAGTGTCGGAACTGGAATATCTGGCGCGCGTTGGAACAACTGATCTTGGCCGCGATGCCATGGTAACGCTGAACGTATCACGCAACGGCGGAAAGACGTTCGGCGCGGACATTGACAGGTCCATGGGTGATCTTGGCGATACTGAGCAACGCATGGTGTGGAGGGCGCTTGGGACGTATCGCCAGTTTACCGCGAAATTTACCGTCACCGATGCTGCGGACATCACGTCCTACAGCGATTGCAATGTGAGTCTGTCATGATTCCGCCAATCACCCGTGATCAGCAGTTGATTGACCAGAACGGGCGCCCGACGATGGCGTTTTTGCAGATATTGCAGGAAATGGCCAAGGCGATTGATGCTGGTGCGGCGTTTGCGGATGCGGTGGCGGAGGTTACGGCTCCTGTCGGGGGCGGCACAGTGGATACGGAGGCGCGTGCAGCTATTGCCGCGATCATTTCGGCATGAGAAATAACTTTTTCAAGTGGTTCAAGGGCGATATGGCGGCAGTGGAGTTTGCCGAGGTGCTCTATGACGCGGCGCAGCGGTGGGATGACCTTGAAGACGAGGGAAAATGCGACGGTCATAACGCCTTGTTGTCTTGGCTGGCGTTTGGCAAGGAATACACGGCCTATTTTGCGACGAATGCACACCTTCTGCGGCCTGCGATGCTGTTGATGTATCTGCAATGGCGCGCAGCGAACGTTTTGGAGCGCGGAGAGTTTGCAGACGTGCAGAAAGCCTATATGCTGCGCGCAGCGATCTATTCGATATGGCACTTGATGGCATGGATTGCGGGCGGAGACGATTGGGCGGCAGATGTTGGCCCGGAAATCTATCGCAGTTACGCTGAAACGCCGGAAAGCCTGTTCAAGGAGTTCAACAATGCCTAGCCCCCTTGCCGCCATGATCGGTGGAACGGTTGCAAGCACCGCAGTTGGCGTTTACGGCGCCAACAAGGCGGCTAGCACGCAGGCTAAAGCCACGGGTCAGGCGGTTGATGCCCAGCGTGAGGCAATGGATCGCGCAGAACAGCTTTCCGCGCCATATAGGCAGGCAGGGGAGGCATCGCTGGGCGGCATCCTGTTCGAGTTGGGCCTTGGAGACAAGCCGGAAGGGTATGAGGGTTACAGCCTGTCACCAATGGCGCGCTACGGTCTGGAAACCGGCCTTGAAACGGTCGGAGCGTCGGCGGTATCGCGCGGCTCGATGAACTCTGGCGCGGCGCTACGGGCCATGGAGGATTTGCGCTACAGGACCGTGACGGCGGATCGTGGTGAATACTTTGACCGTCTGACCGGGCTGGCTGGGATGGGGCAGGCATCGGCGGCAGGTCAGACCATGGCTGGCCAGACATTTGCTGCCAACGCAGGCAATGCGCTTATGGCGGGAGGGCAGGCGCAGGCGCAGGGCATCATCGGCGGGGCCAATGCGGTCAACGCGGGCATCGGCAATATGGCAAACATCTACGGATACATGAACCCGATGCAGGCTTACACGCAGAATTTCGGGGTGGGCAAACTTTTCGGCGGCAATTCGTGGGGCTGATGCAGTGATCCAGGTTCCAAACATGATGGCACGATATGCCGCCGGTTCGACGCGGCGTCTCGGCGATATCGCAGCGCAGCAAATGCAGCAGGGCCAAGGTCAGCAGTCGCCGATGATGCAGTCACAGCCGATGCAGGAAGGGTTGGACCCTGAATTTGACGCAGCGGTGCAGGCAATGATTGCTGACGCGCCGCCCGAAATCCGCGCGCAGCTTGGGATTGGTTCAGGGTATCGGTCCATTGATGAACAGCAGGGTCTTTACGATCAGGCGATGGCGACATATGGGCGCAACGATCTGCCGGGGCACCAGGTAGCAAAGCCGGGAGCGTCGCAGCACAATTTTGGCATGGCAGCGGATTTGAAATTTGCAAGTCCAGAGGCAAAAGCATGGGTGCAGGAGAACGCAGCGCGATATGGCCTGCATTTCCCGGTGACTGGTGAGGATTGGCACATTGAACTGATGAACGGGCGATCGCGGCAAATGGCATCGCCAATGGCGAATTACAGGGGCATGTAATGGACAGCATTCAGGTTCCGAACATTCTGGGCAACTACCTGCAAGGCCGGGAGGCGCGGCGCGAGGTGGACAAGCAGAACTTCATGGCGACGAACGCCCCGGCAATCATGGCGGGCGAACCGAACGCGATGGCGGAATACGCCCGGTTCGCGCCGCAGGAAGCCATGTCGATGATGCAGCAACAGCAGCAGATGGCAATGCAGCGGCAGCAATTCGAGATGGCGCGGGCATCGGCGGCGCGGGAAGCGGAAGCGGCATTGCGGGCCGGTCGCGCGGAAGCGTCGGAAGCGGAAGCCGAAGCCACGCGCCAATTCGTGGCGGGCGCACTGTATCAGCAAACGCCGGAACAGTTTGACGCCTATGTGACGTCCAATGGGCAGCCCGATCTTGTCGGGCAATATGACAACCGCCAGTCGCTTGCGGCAATGGCGCTTGGGTCGGCGGATGCGATTGATATGTGGCTGAAACAAGCGCAGCCGCCGAAGCCGCAATCGCCGGAAGGCAAGTTGGCTGCTGACCGCGCAGCGGGGCTGGCCCCGCCGGAAGCAGCGCCGCCGGTCAGTTATATCGTTACTGGCGAAGGGGCGAGTAAACTAGGACTTGATCCAGCAAACTCCTACAACATCGAGGTTACGCCCGGAGGGCCGAAGGCAACGCTGATTGGTGGCGGTGCGGCGACAAGTGCCGCTGAGGCTGAAATCGGGCGCCTTATGGAACTTGGTTACAGCAGGACCGAAGCCATCAGGATTGCGGAAACGCACGTTGTGTCGCGCGATCCTCTTACGGGCGATGCAATCATTATCGACAAAGCGACAGGCAAACGGGTTGAACAGCCAGGCGATGACACTGCGCCGCCCCCTGCGGCTGCGCCAGAGGCGTTGCCCGGTCCAAGGCTCATTCCGGCAGCCAATCAGTCTTTCGGGGCTGGTGGCGCTTTGGGCGCCGTCATTAACACGGTGACCGACACGATCGGCCTTGGTCCGGCATTCCCGAACGTGCAGGAAGGGCAGGCGATTTTCAATGTTCTTGAGGAAAGCCTTACCCAAGACGTCACTTCTGGTTATGGCGCCCGACTGCCGTCATGGTTTCTCAAAGCCATCAAAGATTTGGCGCCCAAGGCCGGATCGGTGTTCCAAGGCCCAGGTGAGGCGCAATCAAAACTTCGCGCGCTAAGGGCAAACTTTGAAACGGAGGCGGCATCGCTTGCGTCTCAACTCGCGAGCCGGTCTATGTCACCTACGGCGAAGCAGGAAATGGAGGCTCGCGCTGTGGCTGTTGAGACAGCGCTTTCGCGAATTGATATGGCCCTTGGTTCGTTCCAGACACAGGAACAAATGTCGCCGGAACAACAGGCGCTGTTCGATAAATACTACAAGCCATAGGATATATCATGGCGACGTTTGAAGAACTGATGACAGCGGCAGGAAACGCAGATGCGGCAGGGGATACTGCCGCTGCGAAGCAGCTTGTCGAACTTGCGGCACAGGCAAGGGCGTCTGGCGAGCAATCCGGGCTGAGCCGGTTCATGGGTCAGGTAAACGCTGGCATTGCGGAAACGGCGGGTGGTCTGATTGATTTGCTGAACCCGTTCGACAAGCCGCTCTGGGAAGGCGGGCCATCAACGGGGTCGGCGACGGTTGGTCTGACCAAGGGCATGACGGCGATAGGATCCCCGCCCGCGCAGAACCAACCGCAGGGATTGGTTGAAGGCGCGGGGCGGGGCCTTGGGGCCGCAGTTGCCAGTGCTGTGCCGATTGCCAAGGGCTTGCAGGCTATGCGCGGCGTTGGCGGTGTTGCGGGTGCGGTCATCAGTGACGCCGCTACGGCAATGTCAACACCTGCGGGGCTGGCAATCGACGCTGCGGCAGGGGCCGTCAGCCGGGGTGCGCAGGAAGGGGCCGCATCACAGGGTGCCCCGGTATGGGCGCAACAGGCTCTTGCCGTGCTGGCGCCTCTGGTTGGGCTTCCTGCGGCGGTTGCTGTTGGCAAGACAGGCGGCGTCACTGGGTTTCTGGTCCGCAAGGGTGTTCCTGCTTTGGGCAGGGCCGTCGCGCCTTATACTAAAACGGGCGGCAGGGCGATTGCCCGTGATCGGCTGCAATCACTTGCGGGCGGCGCAGACAGAGCGCGCGAGCTGGCGGCAAGGATTTCGCCAACGAACGAATTTGGCCTTACCCCGGCGCAACAGACCGCAGACCCGAACATGATGGCAATCGAGCAGACAGCGATGCGGGTTAGCCCGGATTTGCGCGCGCGTCTGGAAGCGCAGCGCGCCGGGTCGCAACAGGCCGCTACGGAAGCGGTTGCCGGTATGGGCGGCGATCCGAGCGCAACGCGGGCGTTTATCTCTGACCGGCAGTCCGGATTTGTGGACCGGCTCACAAAGGCAGCGGATGCGGCGGTTGCAAAAGCATCGGCAGAGATGCAAAGCGTTTCGCCGCAGCGTGGCGAGATAGACAACAGCCTGATTGTTCGGCGCAACCTTGACACGGCTTTGGCGCAAGCGGAAGTGGAAGAGCGCGGGCTTTGGGAAGCAATCCCGAAAGATGTGATGGTCGGCACCGGCGAAGCGCGCGCAGCGGCAGAAGCGGCAGTTGCGACAGTTGGCCGGGCGCGGTCTGGCGATGTGCCGAAGGTCGTCAAAGACCTGCTTTTGTCGCAAACCGGCTTTGGTGAGTCCGAAAGCGTGCTGGAAATGCACGCGCTTTATTCCGAATTGCGGCGTGTGGCACGATCCGCAATGGCGGGAAGCGACCAGAACAAGAATACGGCGCGCATTGCCAACGAGATTGCCGACGCGATCATGCGTGATCTTGGTGCGGCGGGCGGCACAACGGCAGTCGGTCGCCAGATCAACGACGCGCGCGCGTTCA